AACGTTGACTGGTACATTCCGCTCAAACGGCAAGTCCGTTACACGAACGCAGAGGACAACAAACCCACCGACGGTGACGTCTATGTTGTCTATTGGTGCGATAAAATGTTCGCTGCTTCCGGTGATACGCCTTCAACGGCTGCTGTTGGTGTTACCCAACGCTACATCACTTATTTCAGAGAACCCAAAAATTAGTTTGTACCTGCACCCGGGCCCCCGCTACCGCGGGGCCCCAAGGGCCCGGGCGCATAAATAGCCCTCACCCTAACCCTGGGCCTATTAAGCCCTAACAGTTATAGTTCGTGAATTACATATCTATCTGCTGACATCTTAGTCATGTCCGGTTCTTCGTTGCAAAACACTATCACATGAGGACAATTCAGAAGAATCTTCATACTGCTCTCGTATTTCGGCGAGAGCACCATACGGTCCTTCAACATTTCCAAAACACCGTAATTCAGATATTCCATCTGTCCGCGTGGTACATTTACTAAGAAAATGCGACTCCTAACATCCACCATGTGAGCTAAGTCATCTCGCTTTCCTGGTCCGAGGAGCTGGACTCCATCGTATCGAGAAAATACATATCCGCAGAACCAAGACTTACCAGATCCTCCGACGCTGTCGACGTAGAACTCGACTGTTCGGTCGTCTGGTTGATCTGCCAATCGGGAATACAGATCCGCTTGCCATGGGCGTAGCTCACCGTCCCGGAGTACCGGTTTAGGGACCAATTCAGCTGCAATTCGTCGACAGGAGGTGGGGTATCGACCGAAGAGGGACGGGAACTGGTCGATGAAGTCCCTGTCTGACGGAGGGACATCAAGTTCGAGACACCAATCACGGAATCGCTCCCAGTCGGTTCGCTTCCCCTTGTTTGACTGTGGTAGTACACCGTGTTCTTCAAAATTTCCATCTTTGCGACAGTAGTCGGCAGCCTGTGTCGGCGTGCCTCGTGTACGCTCGAGATGACACTGTGGCAGCAAGCTACGCACAACGGAGAAAGACTTTCTTGCATCAAAGACTCCAAAACATTGTAGATGCTTTTGTCCTGTGGTGGGAGCGACTTCTCGTCCAGCGATAACGTACGTGAGGGTGCCCTGCTCACAAAGAGACCGCAACTGAAGCAGTATCGGTTCATCTTCGTTGTCGTTATACTGTATCGTAAAGCACCAATATTTGGAACTCATACAAAAATTGTGTGCTGCATGAGGTGTGCTGGGTAATAATATACCAGCACACCATAAATTTGCCATGTCTGCATTGGTGCCGTACGTTGGTGGCTTGGCTTTGCGCGCAGGCATCCGTCCCGGCTTGAGGTTGGCGCCATCTGTAGTTAGAGGAATTGGAACAGCGATGCGTTACGGGAGAGCGGCGACCGTTATTGGTCGAGCCGCCCGCTCGTACTTAGGCAAAAGAAAGTTTCGCACGATTCGCCGCGCGTACAAAAGTTCAAAAAAACAACGGCTGTTTTCAAAAACGCACGTTGGCGAGAACATTGGCGCCACTAGTTGCAAGTCTGTCGAGATCGTTTCAACGGATCTTCAACCGAAAGACACGCGTACACTATACAGTGCTTCAGTATGCCGAATTCCACAAGGAACAGAAATTAACGAACGTTTGCGCAAGCATGTAAACTTGCGCGGGTTCAAAGTCTGTTTCGAGCTGTTAAACACTCAGCCGACGCCTATGTATTTCAACATAGCCGTTGTCGCGCCAAAGAACACAACGAATCAAAATGTTGATAACAACAAGTTCTTCCGAGACACGTCCACGGATAGAGCACGTGACTTCGGTAATGCCTTAACGGGTCTTGAGTTCCACTGTCTTCCGATCAATACAGATGACTACACTGTTTTGAAACACAAACGTTTCCGTTTGGGACCAGTTGGGTCTAACCCAGAAATCGCTGAAAACGTTACCAACAACTACAAAAACGTTGACTGGTACATTCCGCTCAAACGGCAAGTCCGTTACACGAACGCAGAGGACAACAAACCCACCGACGGTGACGTCTATGTTGTCTATTGGTGCGATAAAATGTTCGCTGCTTCCG